CGGCATTAACGCAGGTAGAATCAGGGGCATCAACAGTAAAATCAGGGGTGGAGAAGTTCAACACACAGGTGTTGTACCCTTCCTTAAAAAATTCGAAAGCACCGTTAGATGCTGTACTCAAAACGGCATTAGAGGAGGGTCAGCCACTGTCCATTTTCCTATCTGGCATCAAGAAATTCAAGACATCCTCGTCCTCAAAAACAACAAAGGAACAGAAGACAACCGAGTAAGGAAACTTGATTACTCTATACAAATTTCTAAAATCTTTTACGAGAGATTTATCGGCAATAGTGATATTAGCCTTTTCTCTCCACATAATGTTCCTGGTCTTTACGAAGCCTTTGGAACAGAAAAATTCGACGACCTCTACACCAAATATGAAGCAGAAGAGTCTATCCCTAGAATCACAGTTGGAGCACAAGAACTCATATTAGATCTTCTTAAGGAAAGAGCAGAGACTGGTCGTATTTACATAATGAATATTGATCATTGTAATAGTCATTCTTCCTTTAAAGATAAAATAGAGATGAGTAATTTGTGTCAAGAGATTACTCTTCCAACATATCCTCTTCAGCATATTGATGATCATCTAGGAGAGATTGCTCTTTGTATTCTTAGTGCAGTTAATGTAGGTAAGATTAGATCTGATGAAGAATTAGAGGATCTATGTGATCTTGCAGTTCGTGGATTGGAAGAGTTGATTGATTATCAGAAGTATCCTGTAAAGGCAGCAGAACTTGCTACAAAGGCACGTAGATCACTAGGAATAGGATTCATTGGTCTTGCACATTATCTTGCTAAGTTAGGGTATAATTATGATTCTAAGGAGGCATGGGATGCTGTTCATGGATTATCTGAATCATTCCAATATTATTTGTTAAAGGCATCTAATCAGATTGCAGAGGAGAAAGGTCATTGTGAAAACTTTGGAAGAACTAAGTATGCAGATGGAATCCTTCCTATAGATACATATAAGAAAGATGTAGACGAGATTTGTTCTCAACCTTTACAACATGATTGGGAGTCTCTTAGAACTGCTATCAACACCCACGGTTTACGGCACTCAACATTGTCCGCACAAATGCCTTCGGAGAGCAGCTCCGTTGTGTCAAACGCTACCAATGGAATCGAGCCTCCTAGAGACTACTTGTCCATTAAGAAATCAAAGAAAGGGCCTCTTAAGCAGGTTGTTCCTCAATATAATACATTAAAAAATAACTATACATTACTATGGGATATGCCAAATAACACTGGTTATATTAATATTGTTGCAGTAATGCAGAAGTTCTTTGATCAAGCTATCAGTGGTAACTGGTCTTATAATCCAGAACATTATCCTGATAATGAAGTTCCCGTTTCTGTTATGGCACAGGATCTTTTAACCACTTATAAGTTAGGTTGGAAAACTTCTTACTATCAAAACACTCATGATATGAAAACTGATGAAGTAGAAGAGGATAAACCTGATCTTCAAAATTTATTATCAGAATTAAGTAATGCTAAAGAAGAGGAGTGTGAATCCTGTGCCATCTGATATAAAAGGAATGACTGTGTTTAATACACAGCAAGTTGATACTAAAAAGCAACCAATGTTTTTTGGTCAACCCCTTGGTGTTCAACGTTATGATAATTTTAAGTATCCTACATTTGATAGACTTACTACTCAACAGTTAGGATATTTCTGGAGACCAGAAGAAGTATCTCTTCAAAAAGATCGTGGAGATTATCAAACATTAAGACCAGAACAGAAACATATCTATACTTCTAACTTAAAGTATCAGATAATGCTTGACTCTGTTCAGGGTCGTGCTCCTGGTATGGCTTTCCTTCCATACTGTTCACTACCTGAACTTGAAGCATGTATGGAAGTTTGGTCATTTATGGAAATGATTCATAGTCGTTCCTACACTTATATTATTAAGAATGTTTATTCAGATCCTTCTGATGTTTTCGATACTATTATCAAAGATGATAGAATATTAGAACGTGCTCAGAGTGTTACAGAATCTTATGATACTTTTCTCAACTATGCACAAGAGTGGGGTCAAGGAAATATGTGGAAGAAGGATTCTAAAGGATCTCCATCGGAAGAATGGACAAGAAAGGATTTAAAAAGACATCTCTATAGGGCAGTTGCTAATGTTAACATACTGGAAGGTATTCGTTTTTATGTCAGTTTCGCTTGCAGTTTTGCATTTGGTGAACTCAAGCTTATGGAGGGGTCAGCAAAGATTATCTCCCTTATTGCAAGAGACGAGAATCAACACCTCGTATTAACACAGAATATATTAAAAAATTGGAGAGAAGGTGATGATCCTGATATGCAAAAGATTATGAAGGAAGAAGAAGAATGGACATACAGGGCATTTGATAAGTGTGTAAATGAAGAGAAGAAGTGGGCAGAGTATCTATTCAAAGATGGAAGTATGATTGGTTTGAATGATAAATTATTATATCAGTATGTTGAATGGATTGCTAATAAGAGATTGAGATCGATTGGTCTTAAACCTGTATATGATATACCTGCTAGAAATAATCCATTACCTTGGACACAACATTGGATTAGTTCAAAAGGATTACAAGTAGCACCACAAGAAACAGAAGTTGAATCTTATGTTGTGGGTGGTATTAAACAAGACGTTAAGAAGGACACTTTCAGTGGATTTAAACTCTAAAATGGAATTAAACGACGACAACATAATAACAGTTTTAGAAGAACTGTTACCATACATCGAAGCAGATGGTGGGTCTTTACAATATGTTGAGACTGAAGATGGTTATGTTAAGGTAAGACTTGGTGGTGCATGTGAGACATGTGCTATGAGTGTTATGACATTGAAACAGGGTATTGAAAAGAAACTTATGATGGAGATACCAGATGTTAAAGGAGTCATTCAAGTTTTATAATGTTAGAAGATGAACATTGATTTTCTAATGTTCATAGGTTTTTCTGATAGATAGTGGTAAAATGATAACACCTCCTTTTCCACAATATCCTGAATACATGAACGGAAGACTTAAAAAAGTAGATATGGAATCACGCCTTCTTAATATAAAGAAGGGAATTAATGATAAGGTCTGGTATCCTAATTGGACATCAAAGGAAAGATGGGCAGCCCAACAAGCACTAAATAATGCACTGGATGTCCTTGATGAGTATGACTATTGATTATGAGAATCCGTGGCGGTATAATGGGGAAACTTTTGGGTCTTGCGATATTGGGGAGACTTTTGGGTTTGTTTATAACATTAGGAATAATATTACCCAACGTGAATATATTGGGAGGAAGTACTTCTGGCAGTTCCGAACCCCAAAAGGTAAGAAACGAAAAGTAAAATCTGAATCTGATTGGAAAAAGTATTATGGGTCTTGTCCTGAACTTAAAGAAGAAATTAAAAAACTGGGTAAGCATTCGTTTAGCAGAACTATTCTCAGTTTACATCAAACAAAGGGCAAAACAAACTTTGAAGAAACAAGACAACTCTTTGTCAAAGGAGTTCTTACAGAACAACTTGACGATGGAACACCGAAATATTACAATAGTAACATCCTCTCAAGATACTTTAGAAAAGATTATTATGAAACCGACTGATGAACCATATGTTGCTAGTATTAGGAAATGGTCTATAGATAGATTAGAAGAAGTAGAATCTATTGGTGCTAAGGATGCAATCTATAAAGAGTTTGAGGAATGGATTGAGGAAGAGGCCAAGGATTTGCTAGTTTTAGAATCTATTACAGAAGTGCTAGATGAAATGGATGAGCAAGGGGGTTGACAAGTATTGTGAGAGGTGATATATTATATTTGTTGGATCGACGGATTCGACACGGGAGTGACTGAATAAACTTTCTGGCATATAGCTGGTTAAGGTGATGAGACACAGGTGGTGCTGCTACTTCGGAAGAGGTAGAATCGACTTACCAGTCGGGTCTCAGACAGAGATGTAAAATTTACTACTGTAGTAATGCCCGTCTCTTGTTGGTAATACAGAAACCCAACCTCCCACCCTTTTTTGCGGGTGTAGTTTAGTGGTAAAATCAGAGGTTTCCAACCTCCAGTTGAGTGTTCGATTCACTCCATCCGCTTCCCAATGTATAGTTATATGATATGATAAAAAGACCTTGGGGAAGTTATCAGACATTTATAGATGAACCCAGTTATAAAGTTAAAAGAATTTATGTAAAACCAGATAGTCAATTTTCCTTACAGTTTCATAATCATCGTGAGGAACATTGGATTATGGTAGAAGGGGAAGGTATCATTACTCAGGGAGAAACATCTAGACCAATCAAGTCAGGTGAGTATGCATACATACCTATAAAAGAAATACATAGGCTACATGGAGGAAAGAAAGGTGTTGTTTTCATTGAGATACAGAGAGGAGTATGTGATGAAGATGATATTGTAAGATTAGAAGATGATTATGGTCGTACATAGGAAGAACAATGATTACCGTAAGATGTAAAGAATGCAATAAAGAGATAAGTAGTGTATCAGGCCGAACAAAATCGTGTGGATGCCCTAACATGACCACAGTTACGGGGGATGTAGTATCTGCTATTGACCTAACTAGAACTATAATGGTAAGATCTAATCAAGTAACAGAAAAAACCGCACTGTCTCCAGATGATCTTGCTTTTCAAGAACAAAGACGTAAACGTAAAGTGCGGAAATTAGATTTCGAAGTTCGATGACTCCAGATAGGCACGACATACCCATTATTGGGGATTTCTATACCAAAGCAGAAGTTGATGCTATGGTTGCTGAAGCAGTAGAAGAAGCTAGAAGAATTGATGAAGCTTCAATGGCAGACCATAACTTCAAGGCAACGATCATTAGTATGATCCTTGGGTTTACTTGTCTTGCATTATTTTTGGATGGTACATTAAGATTGCTTGGTATTATACCACCCTTTCTTGATATAGATATAAGTATAGTAGATAAGATTGCTGAGAAAGTAGAGACAGAACTTGTTCCTTTACTTAATC